GGAATCGACGACCTCGTCCGAATTCTTCTTGCGCGCCGCGGCGGACTCCAGCGCGGCACGCTGGCCGACGACCACGACGGTGGCGATATTGGACTTGCCGCCCGTGCTGGCGGTGTCCTGGGCGCGCGCACCGTGTGCGCACATCGCGCTACCGGCCATCAGAACGAACTGGGTGGCACCAATGGCGGTGGCGGTTCTCTGAAACTGCTTCATGGGTCGTCTCCTCCAGGTCTGCTGTGCCTCCGTTCTTTTTTATGGGAATGCCCGAAGGCGTGGCATGCGATTGGATTAAGACACCAATACGAGATCTAAATTCGCTCCGCGTGGGGTACCCTCGACAGGGCGCGAAGATGGGTTCGGCGTGCTGGATCGCGCGCTGGACATTGCGCGGGCTACCGCACGGATACGCACTGACGCCGTATGGCTGTGATCAAAGCTCGTGGTGACTACAACAACCCCGACTATATGACCCGGCTCCGCGAGATCAATGGGTTACGTGGATGGGGCATCGAGTTTGACAATCAAGGAAGAATCGTTGCGACTCCAGAGAAGATGTGCCTTACAGGCTGCGGGCCGCACCTCCCCCCTTGACTCGGCAAGCGCTGCCTAAAGCGCAACTTCATATTGTTGCTTTAGTTCGGCAACGATCTTCTCAACTGTAGCTGCGCCACTGATCAAACGGTCGCCGATGACGTCTCCGCTATCTGCGAGGGCAAGTCCAGACATGGCAAATGATGCCGTAATCTCTGCCCACTCCGTGCTGGACCTTGCCAACCGAATCCACCTCCAAGAAGCCAGGTTGTTGAACCCAATAGCACGGCTTGAAAGAAACCCAGCCCAAATTTCTTAGCAGCTACCCCCTGCAATACTCCGGCCCGTCCTTAAGTCGAATCCAAAAAAACAACGATACCCTCGGGCCGGCGTATAGGAACACGTAATATTCCCTTTACTACGCAACCGCTCACCTCTCTCGTCGCTGCAGGTGGCCTTATCGTCGGGATAGATGGAATCAAAAATATCCTTCGCGCCTTGACCAGACACCTCAACCGAAAGTTTGCGTTCGTTTCGGGTTGGCGCCTGTTCGTCGCCCAATTCCCCTGAATAGATCGTGTATTCTGCCTTGAGCGGTTTCGCCGGTGCAGGATTAATTATTTTTTGCTCGGCGCTAACCGCTGCGGTCAGCAACGCAGTTGTAGAAAGAAAGGCTAATAGTTTTTTCATTTGGTCGCCGCCATAACTCCGACGTGGAAGTGATCATCATGATTGTCCCAAGGCATAACGCCCGGAATGGTTGTATCGTTGAACAAAACCTGATGCACTGAGGGATGGGATCGAAAGATCGCGATCAATTTGGCCGTGCTCGCACGGTCGTATATGCCGTGCTGGAATCTGGTCACGGGCTCCTCCAATCCATCAAGACGAAGTGCGCGCACGTCAACCTGCAGGCCATTAACATGACTATGGTGTTTGCCATACGTTGGGCCGTCGGCCAAACTAATATTTCCAACGCCGAACCTGCGATTGTCGATAGCCTGCCATTCACGTTCCACGAAAAAAAGCACGGAAAGCAATGCTGGGTGCCCATACTGGCCAGCGCCATTTCTTGGCGTTCCGTAAACGTAATAGCCAACGCCTTCCGGGTGCTGCGGCAGCATGAAATAACCGCGCGAGTCCTTGGGTTGAACCTCAAGCATAATCCCTCCTTACGCAACCTTGTTTGCGGCGAGATCCCAACCGCCTACAGTGGCACCACCAGCGCCTCCGCCGATCTTCTGTTGGCAATATTTCCACTTGATCTTAGAGAAATGCAAGCCGATCTTGTCATGAAGAATAGTCCCTTGGTGAACGGCTTGCTCCATGCTGGCAATCATGACGTTCTCCAACTCGACCTCGTAATACTTTATCGGCTTGCCGTCGCCGTCAGCTCGCATGAATTCCAACTTGGCCTTCGGGATCGTCTTCCCCATCGAGCAGTGCTGCATAAGCACGGGCGAGGCCACATCAGCGAGCTTGGTACATGCCACAGCGTGATGCTCGCATCGCTCAGCAGTATGCCCTCCGCCAGTCGACGCCGTTGCGCTCCTGGGTTGAATAACACCCCAATGAGCCGACGTCAGTTCGATCCAACCTTGATGTGTCGAATCTGCGGACTCGCCTTTGATACCGTCTATTTGCAAATACACGTCAATTGCCATGACCTACCTCCGTGGATGGGATTCAGTAACGAATGGCTATTGTCAGATGGCCGCCCCTTGGACAAATTAGCGTGAGTCAAGCAGTCAGGCACGGTGGGTCAAGCGATCGTCACGAGGATCGATAAGGTGGGCTTGAATTTGAAGGGACAACTGGTACGACGCTAAATGGCGTTGAACCTTCGTTGAACCCGGAAACAAAAAAGGGGTTACGCAAACACGTAACCCCTTGATTTTATGGTAGGCCTCCCCGGAGTCGAACCGGGCACCAACGGATTATGAGTCTGCGGCGAAAGTCTTTAAAATCAATAACTTAACTAATATTTTGTTCCGCAACTTCTAGAACTTCAAATCGATTTTGCGGGGCTTGCAAACTTTCTCAGCCACTTTTGCGGAACGATTTTAGCAGAGAATTGCCAGCTGCCGAGCTACTCTAACCGGGGGAACTCGTGGACGCACGGCTCGGTGACCAGCAGGTGACGAAGCGACTCAAGCACCTGGCCCTGCGGACCTGGCAGCGAGCTTACAAGCCGCTGCAGGTGGTCAGCGTGCAGCACGACGCTGCGTAGCCGGGCGACTTCCCACAGGAGCGCCCTGACGTCGGCTGAGTCCCTGTTCCGCTCCTGGATGGCGTGCAGGTCGTCCTTGGTGAGCGGCGGCTTCCAACGCATAGGCACCCTCGACATACTGTTTAAATAACCAGTATATCAAGGGCGACACTTCAAGTTCTAGCCCGGCCGACAGAGCGGTGCTGGACCAGGGACGAATGTTAGAGCGCGTCTGTCGAGCGCACTTGTCGAGGCGAAGGAGTCCAGCTAACCGTGCTGACGTCGGTTAGCGTAATCCCGAGCTCACGCGCTAACCCGCGGGCCGTTACGACGCCTTCAATGATGAGATCGTAAGCCTTGTTCGCTGCAGTTTTATCCAAATGCCGGATGACCTCTTCAAAGTGCTCCCACCACGCACGCAGCATCTGCATGACGTCACAAAGCTGCGCGACTAAGTCTAGTTGTGATGCATCGATGATGACCTTTTGTTGACCTGGTGCCGAGGGAGATGTATCGTCCATATCGAATTGTCTTTCTGATGACTGAGTCATCTAAATGTGGTTGACGATTCAAAAGCCCCGACCGTCCGTGGAAAGTCTGTCGGGGCTTTTTCATTGCTGTTTCCAGCACGATGAGCATAGCAAAAGCTACCTCGCTCTCACAAGGAAAGAGGTTGTTCACAGATTTTTGCTTTACAAATTCAACTTGTAATTCAATCTGCCTTGACAACAAGATTACTTACACAGAGTGTCATTTCGTGGTGACGAAATGTAGGTTTCGCGACCACGAAATGCACATTTCGCAAGTTAACTTTTCATCGCACAAGCTTTTCTTTGATTACAGCTCCCGAATACAAATGAAAATGACAGTTGATCTTGTTGCTCAGATGCAACGGTTAACCGCTTATTGAACTAAAGCCCTGGCTGTGCAGACGCCTGCACAGCGCGCCCTCAGAACAGGCTGGCGGGCTCGGTGTCCCTATCCCAGCTGTATATGATGACTTCAGAGCGGTCGACTGAGCGACCCGCACCGCCCACCGTATAGGTGATGGGCACGGTGTCCATCTGGAAGCGGCCGAAGATGCGACGGATCTCCATATGGTCGTTCAGGCTCACGATCGCCTTGCCCTTCAGCCGGCCGAGCAGCTCGGCCATCTTCTCGTACTCCTGCAACGGGAAGTCCACACCATAACCCTCGGTCTCCCAGTAGGGCGGGTCCAGGTAGAACAAGGTGTGCGGACGGTCGTAGCGCTCCATCAGCTTGAACCAATCCATGTTCTCGATGAAAGCGCCGGACAGTCGCAGATGCGCGGCCGACAGGTTCTCCTCGATCCGCAGCAGGTTGACCGGCGGGGTCGTGGTCGCGGTGCCCCACGTCTGCCCGTCGACCTTGCCGCCGAATGCATGTTGCTGCAGGTAGAAAAAGCGCACGGCACGCTGAATGTCGGTCAGCGTTTCCGGTGGCGTCTCCTGATGCCATTTAAACACCTCGCGGCTCGAAAGCGCATACTTGAAATGCCGCACGAACTCCTCGAGGTGGTTCTGCACGACACGGTAGAGTCGTACCAGCTCGCCGTTGATGTCGTTGATCACCTCAACCTCTGCCGGCGGGCGCATGAAGTAGAGCGCGGCACCGCCGGCGAAGACCTCGACATAGCACTTGTGGGAGGGGAATTGAGGAAGAATGTGACCAGCCAGCCGACGCTTGCCGCCGATCCACGGGATGATTGGATTTGCCATTTGTAAACCTATTTCACTTGTAATAAATATGCTAGACTCCGCCCGCCTTCCGGAAGGTGGCAGCGCCTAGCTCGGTTCACTGGCTACTTCAGTGGATTGAGGCCAGCCGCGGCTGTTAGCGCAACTGCGGCCGGCGCTCTGTCTTAAACGACTTCTGTTCCTCAATTGAGGGATGACATCGCATCGACACCAGGCCGGCGGTACCGTGGCGGCATGGCACCACGCACCGACCTCATCACCGCCAGCCGTGTCGACCTAGCCCTGATTCTGCTGCCAGCCATCAGTTAGCTGGAGGCGGCCTGCATGCTCGTCGTCATCGGCGTACCGGCGGAGGTAGCGGCCCCGGTTCTGGTTCTGCCGAACGCGCGACGGGCGCGGGCGGAGGTGCCGGAAGTGGTGCGATGACGCACTTGCCATCGATCCGGCTGCAGATGTACTCGAGCCCGGCCGGCGCGAGCACGTGGAAGTCGAGGTCAGGGCCCCGGGTCATAGAAACCATGCGAGCGGATCCAGTCCTGCAGCGCATCTACCTTGGCGCCAAGCCGCGCTACTTCACGGTCGGCATCTTCAGCGAGGTTTCGAAGACCGCGCTCAACCGCTTCTGGTAGCTCGACGGATTCGATCGCTCCGCCTGCATCAGCTCGGCCGGCGCCTGTGGCTTCTCCGGCTGGGGCAGCGCAATCACGCTGGGGGATTGTGATGCGCAGCCGTTGACGATCAGCAGCAGCGCGCTCAGCAGCAATACGGTCTTCGCTTTCATGGAGCCTCTTTTCGTAGTTGGTTATGGTGGCGCGGGCGGCTGCAAGATCTTTCTGGCGGTCCGCTTCGTTCTTGGCGACGGCGGTGAGCACGGCCTGCTTCTCGTGCTCGGCTCGCTGGAGCTTGTCGCGGTCCCAGTCCGCCTGGACGCCGGCGGCGCCGAAGTGATGGCCGGTCGCCGCCACCCCAACCAGCAGGCTGCCCAGCATCAGGACACCCAGCAGCAGCTTTTCGAGCGCAATCACGGCGTCACCTCGGCCGGCAGGGTCTCGAAGCGCACCAGGTTGCGGCCGCGCATGATCGCGATCAGCTTGCCGGCATAGGCCGGGTCGGTCGCGTAGCCGGCGGCCGCGACCGCGCGTGCCCAGCCCGGGCCAGTCTTCTCGACGAAGCAGCGGGCGTAGCGTGGGTTCTCGAGGAAGAACTGCGTGTGGTCCTGAATGGATGCCGCCCAGCTCGGGTACGCACGGAACTTGTCGACGGGGTGCGCGTCGGCGCCGCCGATGTGCTCTGTCGTCCGGAAGCTGACCGTCGGTCCCTTCCACGATTTGTCCGCCTTGATGCCGAACAGGTTGTTGCCCAGGGCCAGCTTTCCCCAGTAGGATTCGAGCGCGGCCTGCGCCAGCGTGAAGCTGGCCGGGATGCCGCTCGTGCGCTGACAGGCTACGGCGGCCGGCAGCAGTTGGTCGAGGAATTCGTCGGGCGTCATGAGGCCGCCTTCGCAGCTTTGGCGGCCGCACGCGCACCGTGCACGATGTTGTAGATGACGAGGGCCAGGCCGACGGCACGGAACACATTGGCCGGCAGGTACTGTGCCATGTCGGGCAGGTTCTCGCGGATCCCGGCAATGATGGAGTCGGAGAACGGATATGCGGCCAGCAGCACCGCGTTCAGCCATACCGTGAACGAGCGGCGCGCGGCGCGCAGGTGGTCGACGAAATTAGTCGGGAACATTTGCGGACTCCTTGGTGATCGGGAAACGGGCGTCGGCCCAGGCGCTGAACTTGGCCTCGGCTCGGAACAGTGCGCGCGAGCCCATGTGCGATGCGATACCGACCAGGGCCGGCGCGAGGTCAGGGTTAAACCCCTGCCACTGGCAAAGCTTGAAGGTGATGATCCCGACCAGGGCTGACGTGGCCAGCTCGCCGATGAACTCGGTGAAGTTCCAGGCGCGCACGTGGCCGGCCTTGAGTTTCTGGTAGAAGGACACGAAGCCACCGAGCAGGGATAAGCCGACGACCCATGCCCAGGTGAGAATTCCCGCCAGGTCGGAAATGACGGGCGGCGGCGTTTTGTCGATCATGTTTTGGACTTTCATGGTTACGAAGTTCTTTTTTGGAAATGCTTAGCCCTGCTGCCCCAGGAACTTCGCCTGAAAGCGCGTGAGCGATTGCCCTGAGCTGATAGTCGTTGGAACCGTCGAATAGACCCGGACCTTGAATCGTGTTCCGACGCCGTTCACTGGCATGATTACCGAGGCGTGCACAGTGGTCGCCGGGTCGGCCGATCCCGCGCGCGTGTCGTCGTACAGCACGGTGAACGTGCCAGTGTCCAGGTCATACAAGTCGACGTAGTACCGCCCCGGTGACACGGGCGCCTTGAACGTGACCGAGACAGACAACTCGACGAGGCCGGGCACCTGCGGGAAGTAGCTGCGCTCTGTGCTTGGCAAATAGACCCAGCCAGGCTGCGCGATGAACGAGTCGAAATCGATGTAGGTAAAGTTCGTGGCCGGGATGGCTGTTTCGGCGGTCGGGTAAGCCAGATACAGGCCGGGCACCGTCTCGTACGTCCGAAGGCGTCGATTCTTGTCGATGGGCTTCACGTCCTGCGCCATCGCCTGCAGGAAGGTCGCCGCGAGGTATTGCTCGCCCACCAGCGTTGGGTGCACCTCGGCCGGGTTGCTCGCAAGCCCATGCACCGCTGGGTCGTAGCCGCTCGACACGTCCACGAACATGATGTTTAGGCCGTCACGCGCCAGCTCCGCGCACACTTCGCGGTGAATCTTGTTGTACGCGTCCACCACGATGTCGCTGCTTAGCTCGTGCGAGTAGTCGAGCATGCGCACGGCGTTGCCAGAGAACACGGCCGGCCCCGGGTAGTAGGTGTTCGCGCCGCCGTTGCCCGCGATATAGTCCAGGTAGAACTCGCCGCCGGATAAGTGCGTGATCTTGACGGTGTGTTGCTTCGTGCTCGACAGGTCGGCAAAGCGCAGTACGTCCGGACCGTACGTCGTTCCCTGCGACGACGGGCTCCAGGCGTTGTTGGTGAAGGTGCCGTAATCGCGGCCATCGATCTCGACACGGAACACCGCTGGCGTCGATGTGCTGCGGGTCTGGCCGATATAGACGGTGTCACCTTTCACGTACGTGAACGCGGTGGAACCAGGAGTGAGCGTAAATTTGCTTGTGCGCTTGTCCGCGTAGATGCCTCCGAGCACCGACCATGCGCCGGTGTAGATCATAGCGGCCGAGTTGGCGAGGACCCTGGCATTCGCCGGCAGAGCCAGCCAGGTGAGCATGGCGCGCAGGACGCCGCGATACGTGGCCAGGCCGTTTGCCGAGTTCCCGTACACACGTCCGTCGTTGTAGCCGGTCATCGTGATGAAAACGTCGTCCGGTCCGGTCGGCGTGTTGTAGAAGTTGGAGCCCAGATCGATGGCCAAGCCGCCGGAGATCGCCTTGTTCGTGACGGGTAGTCCAGTCGCGCGCGAGATGAAGTTGATGTAGTTTTCGGTCGTGTAGCTGCCGCTCGCGTCCACGCCGAAGGTGTAGCTGTCGCCGAAAGCCGTAAGCTTGTTGCCGCGGAAGGTCAGCGCGCGCAGCTGGGCACCGACGGTCGTGACGGGCGCAGCGTCGCCTTGACTGTGACCCATGATGTCCGAGCCGGTGACGGCGTTCACTTCGCGGATATCTGTGGCGTTGCCGACGAGAGTCACGCCATCAGGCGTAGCCAGTTCCTCGCGAGTCGCCCCCTGGTGAACAACTACTTTCCCAGCAGCCATATCTGCCGCCACGTTCGTGGCAATATGGTCTTGGACTGCGACATAGCTGATCCCGGCGCTCGTGTACACATCCTTAATGGCATAGGCGGCGCCGGCGACAAACGCGCCCCGCACGTTGAAAGCGGTCAGGGAGTTGATGGCGCCGCGCAGCGTCGGCTTCACCCTCCCGGTACGGTCTACGGCCGTCAGCGCCTGCGAGGTGGCGACCTCTGCGATGTGGTCGAGATCCTTCTTTCCATTATTCAGATCATCGATATTGAGAGCCGGCATGTCATTCCTTTTGTTTTGGACAAAAAAAAGGCGCCCGAAGGCGCCTGCTGCACTTTCTTATTACGTACCTATTTCACAACCGATGAGCACATCGCGGATGGCATTGAGCAGCGTGATCGCTGTCGCGAGGTCGCTGGCCGGAGGCGGCAGGGCCACCGCGCTTGTCTTGGCCGGAACGTAGCCCAGCGCATCCTTCACAGCCTGCGACGTCACCGCGGTCAAATCGATGACGTCACCCTCGTAGTCCTTGGAGAACAACTTGCGGTCGGCCAGGTTTACCGCAAGCCCACCAACAATCACTTCCCCCGGCGCAGGAACGCGTCCGGCCACCACGCTATGCGGTACTTGCACTTGCTCGAACATAATGTCGTTGCCTCTTAATTGATGATTGCCGACTTCGGCGGCACCGGCAGTTTGTCGATCGCGTAGTAGTCGTCCGAGTAATTAATGGCCCGGACGGTCACATACTGTGGGTCCGACATGTCGATCTCCTGCACCAGGTAGGCCTGGGCACCACGCGCGCTGTCAGCGGCAAAGCTGTAGATCGTGCGGATGCCGTCCTGCCCGTAGCTCGTCACGAGTTCCTCACTCGGCAACGCCTGCAGGATGACTTGGTTGGGCGCGGCACCCGCTTGGCAGCCAATGCTCTGCAACGAGCCATCCCGACGCATGAGGACGATGCTGTGTTGTAGCCCAGCCGTGAACGCCACATCCCCACTTAGCGTCAACGCCAGCCCATCCTGCCCCACGATCTCCCCGTCGTAAGACTTGAACCGGGTGTTGTCGACGATATCCACCCGCGCATTTGGAAGCAGCGATCGCGCGTCGTTTGTGGTCGTGGTCTCGATGGTGATCCGCTGGCCGAGCAGCTTCCGATACTCGCGATTGGCCCGTAGCCATGCCTGCGTGAACGACCGGATCCCGGCGATCTCGAATTTCTTCGCCTTGGTGTGCGACCCATCCAGGGGCAACGTAATCGTCTCCGACTGTCCGCTGTTTGGATCGGAATAGACGAACTCGACCCCGTCGTACTCTGAGTCCGAGGCAAACTTGCGGGTGATGCTCTCCGCCTTCGGCTTTTTATTCCGATGCGTGAACAGGGCTGTACTGCTCTCTTGCAGGCGATCGAACGCAAGGCGGATCTTCCCGTTCTGCCGGTAGGCGACGCAGAAGCCCGCGTTGGCGATCATCACGACCGTCTCCTCGAAGCTAGTGTTGTCCGAATCGAAGGTGTAATTGAACTGGCCGCACTCCAGACTCCACGCATCCAGCGCCTGTTGCACGCTCCAGATCTGGCGCATGTCGACCTCGCTCGCCAGGTCACGGCGCCCGATCTTAGGATCGATGGCCACCGCGGCGATGATGTCGACCAGTCTCGAGGTGGCGGCTATCGTGCCGGCCACGTGGCGGCCGTCGTCATCGAACGCCCCGGAAAACGTGGCGCCGTTGTAGACCGGCAGCTTGCGCGAGGCCAGGCAGTTCAGCTGCCGCGACTTCACGGCCGTCGCGCGCGCTGTAGCCTGCGTGACTGTGTGCACGGTGGTCTTATTTCCGAAATCGGATTTGATCATGGGCGACACGCTGTACAGGTCTGCCCACTTAATCTCGTCGACCACGGTCCCCTTGAACTCGAAGTCGAACGGAGTCGCCCGGAACATACGCACGCGGGCCGGACCGGTCCAGGCGGTCGCGTGCTCGACCGTCTCTGCTCGCTCGTCCTGCACCGCGCCCGACAACGAGCCGGCAACGGTTTCGACAACGCCTGTCGGCGACAGATCGGCGTGCAGCTGCTCGATCTCGATCGTGAAGTTCACGGTCGTGATCAGCTTGCCGTTGTCGTCCTTGAACATCCCGTTTTGAGCAATCACGTTGCACCACACCTCGGTGCGATCCGACGCCGGCAGCGTCACCCAGTCGGTGATGTGCGTGGCGCCGGCAATGGTGATCGTTGCCGCCAATTCTGTCGGCGCCGCCCAGCTCGAGGTGGTCAGTACGATCTCGCCGTCATCGACCGTTGCAACTGTGTAGGTGCCCGTATAGTTGTACGGTCCGCCGACAACGGTCTCGCCGACTTTGGAGCCGTCGAAGTCAAGGCCGAGGAACGTCGTCGAGTTGAAGCCGGCCATATCGACCGTGATCTGGTCACCTGGCTCGAGGACCGAGTTGAAGTTCGGCTTCTTGTCGACCTGTGTGATCTTGTCGCCACCCGCCGCAGGCGTGAACTTGTAGTTTGCACCGGCTGACAGCTGCACCTGGTTGATGGCCTTCAGCGTGATGCCGTCGACCTCGATCGCGCGCCTGGCGGTCACGATGCCGTCGACGATCGGTTCGCCGATCTGCAGCACCGGCGCACCACTGTTCGGCGACGTGAACGGGTCGTAGAAGGCTGCGCTGGCGCCATTAATGTCGGCGATCAGCGTGTCACCGTCGCGCACCTCGTCGATGTCGTAGTAGCCGCGGCCGATGCAGTAATAGCCGTACTCGAACTTCGAGTGCTGGATGTACTTGTTATAGGTCGGCATCATCAGCGACGGGATCGACTTGACCGTGCCGTAGATGTCCTCGACGCGCTCGAGCAGCCGTACCTTGTTCTCGCGGTTGCCGAGTGCGTTATTCGGGCTCTGCTGGGTCCGGTTCACGTTGCTGGGCATGACCGGCTTTGGCATCAGCACGATCGCCGCCACGGCGATGATCGCCGAGATGATGGCAATCACCGCGTAGTACTGTGCACCCGGGCTTTGCAGCACCACATACTCGGCACAGTCACCAGCAAGGATGGCCTGGACATCGCGGCTGATCTCGTTCTCGGCGCAAGGTTCGCCCCGGAAGATCTGAACAGTAACGTCCGGTGCCGAGCCGTAGTGGTCCAGCAGCCATTGCGCCAGGCTCTCGACTTCGAACACCTGAGGCACCGCCGGCGCGAAAGGGGAATCGTATAAGCGGATGCGGATCATGCTGCGCGCGCCCAGAATTCGATCACCTCGTAGGCATCGCGGATTACCGACATCTCTTCATAGCGGTTGCCGGCATCGAGCGCGTGCAGCACCTTCCCCTGGTAGAACACGCCGCAGTGATGCAGTCCCGTCGATGGCGTCTTACCCATCAGGATGATGCAGTAGTCGGCCGGCTCCGCGACCTGGGCGAAGCCCTCGGGCGACTTGTGCAGGGCGATGCGGAAGGCGCCGGCGATCGCGCGGATCGAGGTGTTGATGGTCTTGTAATCCGTGACCGGCAGGGCCAGCTCGGAAGTGTAGACGTCTGCAACCAGCTGCCAGCAAGGCGGCGTGTCGTATTGCTTGGCCAGGTAGGCGTTGATATTCATTACAGGAATCCTCTCAACATCGGGATGTCTTTCGGTGCGTAGAGTTCACCGGTGCGGCTCATGTTCAGGCGCGGCGACACGGCGCTGATGCTGGCCGCCCCGAGCGCGTACGAAATGCTCTCGGCCTGCAGCACCGCCGTGGCCTGCGCCGTGGTCAGGTCATCACTAAGGTACTCGCGGTACACGACCTTGATCTTCTCGGTCGTGTCGACCGGGATCAGGTCCAGCTGTTCGCGGAACTCGTCCTCGATGTCGACCAGGCCGATCCGGATGTCGAACTTCTGGTCCAGATGACCTTCGTTGCCGGCCAACTTGATCTCGATGTTGCAGGGATCCATGTCGACCAGCACGCCGTCGGCAACGGTCTGGCCGGCGTATGGCTCGCGCCAGAGGTGGTAGGTCTTGCTCATGGCCGAGTGGCTGACCTGCAGCGTTGCAATCGTCCAGATCGCCTGCGGCGACGAGGCGAGGAACTGCCGCAGGCGTGTTTCAAGGTCTAGGCTCATCAGAAGTCCAGTGCGTTGGTGTCGACCAGGGCGAAGGTCGCCAGGCGCTGCAGCAGTCCGTTGGATCCGGCACCGTAGGCGTTGTAAAGGTCGACCATGCCGGCGGCGTCCGCCGCGGTCATCTCGTAGACCTTGTTCTCGGCCTCGACGACGAAGGACACGACGATGGCGGTGCCGCCCGTGCGCGCGGCCGAATACGAGCCGGGCATGATGTTCACGGGGTGCGGCTCGGGCCCGAAGCCGGAGTCGAGCCGCATGTCGAAGGTGATCGCGCCCTTTTTAATGATGTGGTGGTAGAAGGCCGTCCACACCGAGAACTTGAGTGCGTCGAGGATCAGCGTCACCTGGTAGCGCTGCGGCCCCCGGTCCCAGTCCAGGCCGAAGCGCGCGGCGCCGCCGGCGACTTCGGTGCGTAGCACGCCGCCCGGGTCGTCCATCGAGTACGTTGAAACGGTCGGCGTGAAACCGTTCGGCATCACTGGATTCGTCATGAGCGGGACCTCGGCACGGAGTAGTTACGGTTCATTGCGCGCGACGTGCGGCTATTCGGGTCGGCCAGCGAGGACGCCGTGGCGTTCACGGCCTCCTCAATGATCAAAGCCCGCTCGGTAGCGGAGATGCGCTGCTCGGTGACGTTCCCGATCGGCGTCCGGGTGTTGTTCACGATGGTCAGCTTCATGTCGCCGCCACCGCCCCCGATCTTGTCGTTCGGGATGATGGTGCCGTGGGTGGGCGGCCGGAAGATTTCCGGCCCCTTCTCGCCGACCAGGAAGGCGCCGCCATCCCATACCGATCCGCCCTTCTCACGTGCGCCAGCGATCGCCGTGCCCGCAACCAGGCCAGCTGATGCATAACCCATTACCCGGGTGATCGTCGCGTAGGCTTCACCAGCCGCCACGCCCGCTGCCAAGATCGCCGGGCCGGCCGGGCCCGACACCGCGGCCGTCGCGCCTGCAGCGGCAATCATCCCGGCCTGCGCCGCAGCTGCAGCAACCTCCGTGTTCACTATGATCGTCGCGACCTGTATGGCCTTCTGGGCGTAGAACATCGCCTTACCGAGCGCCGTCTGCTCCAGGCCCGCCGCTTTGATCGCGTCGTACAGCTGTCCAGCGGACGATTCTGCGATGCCGAGCAGGTTTTGCGCGGATGACAGCTGCATGTTCGTCATCGCCTCGTTATGCCGGCGGTTCTCGAGCTCGATGAGACGGTTGCCCTCGATGGTGTTGGCGAGAGACTCGTCCTGGAATGACTTCAGGTCCTTCAGCCGGTTTGCGTGCAGCTTCTGCTCGGCCTCGGCCGGCGTCTGTAACTGCTCCGCGATCTGGCTTCCGGCGCCTTGGTTCATGGCACTGCTGACCTTTTGCGCGTGGTCTGCAGCATCCTTCCGGAACTTCGCGATCGATTCCTCGGTGATCGTCCCCTTCTCTTTCGCCTGCCTGATCTTCTCCTCGATATCCAGCTCAAGGCGCCGTGCCTCTGTGAGCTTTGCTACCTCGAGCGCCGACTTCCCATACAAGTCATTTGTAAACCTCAGCTGGCTTTCCGCCTGGTCCTGCTCCCGGTTCCAGTCCTGCATCGACTTGTTCAACCCGGACTGTGCGGCCGACATGCTCAGTGTCTGCATTTCCAACGCACGGGTCGCGTCCATGCGGGCCTTGTCCCGCAGCGCGACCTTCTCGGCGATCTGGTTCGCAATCTCAGCCTTGTCGGCATCCTTGCCTGCTGCCGCCCGGGCTTTCTGCAGTGCCGAGATCTCCACGTCGTACGCACGAACCGAAGCGTCCCGGGCCTGCTCGATCGCGGCAATCTTGTACTGTGCATACGTCTGCACATCCACGATGTCCTGGGCACGCAGCTCCTGCATGAACTGGTCCTGGAAGGCGGCTGTATCGCGCTCCTGGGCGTAGGCGACCTCGATCGCCTTGATCTTGCCCTCCAGCAGGGCCTTGGTCGGGTCGTCGCCCTTCGCGCGCAAGGTCGGTGCGCGGGGCTTGGGCTTATTGGCATCGTCGGCCACATCCGGGGCCGGGACCACCGCAGGCTGCGGCGTGTGGTCGAGGACCTTGTCGATGAACGCCTGGTGCTCCTTGGCCGCCTTCTCGGCATCGGCCTTCATGGCGTCGCCGATCACGTTGAAGCCCCTGATGTCACCATGTGCCAGCGCAGCGAGCTGGGCCGCGATGCCCCCAATCTCGGTGCCGACAGCCTTGAAGGTGAAGGCAACTTCCGATCCGACGACAACAAACGTTTCAAGGACCGTGCGAACTACCGCACCGGCCAGAGAGAACTTGTTCGAGCTTTCCGCGGCGCCGAGCATCTCATCGGCCATTGTCTGCAGGACCGGAAGCACAGCCGACGAAATCGAGTTGGCGAAGCCCTTCTGTTGGACCGTAAGCTTGCCCATCGTGTCGTTGAAATTGTCCGATGCGGCGGCCAGTTCATCCGTCACGCCGCTGTACTGCTTGGCGTAGGCGATGTTCTCACGCAGCGCGTCACCACCATCGTTCAGCAGCGGGATCATGTCGGCGCCGGCCTTGCCGAAGATGCGCAGTGCAATCGCCGACTTCTCCGGGCCGTCGGCGTAATCCTTGAACTTGTCCGCAACCTCGGCAATGACGACGTCGGCGGTCTTCAGATTGCCTTGCACATCGCGGACCGAGATTCCCAGCTTGGAGTACGCCTCGATCATGTCCTTGTTGCCGCCCGCAGCCTCGGCGACGGACTTGTTCACCTTGCCCGCAGCTGCCGACACGCTTTCCAGGTTACCGCCGGCCTGGCCAGCCGCAAAACCGAGGCCATTCAGCGTTTGAACCGCGACGCCGGTTTTCTGGGACATATCGCGCAACTCGTCGGCCGCGTCGATCGAGCCCTTGATCAGTTCCGCAAACGCGCCGACTGTCAACCCGACACCAAGAAATTCGAGAGCCTTTTTCCCGGTCTCGATCGCACCCTCGACACGCTTCATGGCGTCCTCGGTTTCCTTACCCGATTTTTTCATGTCGCTGAGGTACTTCGAGATGTTTGCCTCAAGCGTGACAACGAGCGATCCGAGGTTTGCCATTCTTTTTTCCAAATAAAAAAAGCTCGCCGAAGCGAGCTCGATACAGCCGAGGTACGGTGCGCGCGCCGCGCGCTGACGCTGATCAGCGCGGGGCTTGTTGAGACACAGCAGCAGCTGCGCCCATACCGCTATTGATTTGCGATTCAGATGCCGCGTACGAGATCAGCTTCCGGTCCCGGTCAAACTTAAAAACCACCGAGTTGGTGGTCATGTCCGAGCCGCCCGAAAATAGACCCACAACTGGCACAAATGTCGAGCCGCGGATCTTGTATTGAGCAAACGCATACACAAGAACACGCTCACCATCCGAAGTAACACTCGACGTCGTCGGCCCACCAAGTGCGCTGATCACATCCGTGTCGGTGGTGATACCCTTCTTGAAGCTCGCGAGCTGGGACTGCTGAACCTGCACACCGCTGGTCGTAGTGCAGCCGGCCGCTGCTATCCCGAGAACACACGCAAAGATTGCCGCTTTCATCATTCCCTCATCATTGTTGTTGATATAAGGAATGATGCCACAAACTACTTTGGCGGCAGCCCGAACAGCGCAGCCCGCAGCAGGTTCGACTGCGCGACCGGATCCTCGAGCAGCACCGAATCTTCTTCCTCTGGCTGCCCCTCGGAACGCCATGCGATGAAGTCCTCGGCCAGGTATGGCTCCGGCCGGGACTTGCTGTCCCGGTTGATGTTCGCCAGGAGCGCCGCCGCAGTCCCATGCCGCAGGTCCGCAATCATGTCCCCGAACGGCTCGAGCTCGTAGAACGCCATCCACTCAGTGAACTCGGCCGAGCTGATCTCCAGCTGCGCCTGGCGGACGCTCTTGCCTAGCTCTTTAGCGAGTCGGAACCAGAATCTCCGCTCTGGCCGCTCGCGGAGTTTTTTGCAGCGTCCTCGACCGCAGTGTTGCCGAGGCCGTTCAGGCGCATGGCCGCAGCCGCCGGCGCATCCAGGGATGCAGCGCTCTTGGCCTGCAGCGCCTTGATGTCTTCCATCGTGAACAGCCGCGCGCCGCTCTCGTCGATGCAAGTGGCAGCGAGCAGGGCCGCCGAGAACTGGCCGACCGGGACGCTGCCGCTCTCGGACGCGATCGCCGCGCGGAACTCGTCGCGCTCGACGCCGTTCATGACGCGCACGCGCACGGTGCCGCCCCACTGGGGGACGGGGACGTCCTCGTGCTTCAGGTCCAGGGCGGCGAGGATTGCCGATTTCGAAAGCAGGCCCATGGTCAGCTCCACACGACCGGGCCGCTGATCTTGGTGTCGACCTTACCCTTGAGCAGTGCGTTCACGGCGCCGGAGCTCGGGATCGACTTGACCAGGGCGCTGAACGTAGCCACGCTGCCGTCCGGCAGCGACAGCTTCATGCCGACCACGGCGCCACTGGTGCGCGCGGCGCGCACGGCGATCTGGCCGTTGTCGTCCTTCAGCACCTTGACCTCGAAGCCAAACTTCCCTTCGTCGCGCAGGCCGCTGATGTATTCCATCGCGGTGCTGTCGAGGTCGGTCGAGTCGATGTCGGAGGCGGCGCCGTCGAAGCCATCGAAGGTCAGCAGGCCGTTAATCTTGGTGTACGCCGACGGTGTGGCGGTACCGCCGGCCGCGTAGACCAAGCCGGTCGTGTTGACATCGAGGAGGGCGAATGTGTCGGCAGTCGCGTTCGCGACGACGTGCGACTTGCCGTTCAGGACCGCCATCGTACCGCCGATATCGGCGAGGGCGACCACAGTCCCGTTGGTGAAGCCGTGGCCTGCACTTTCGACGATCGCGGGGAAACCCACGGAAATATCCGTGATGTTCTTTGCGGCGCCATCGCCAGTAGCGATGTGCAGGGTACTGCCTTGTGCAGAAATTCCGGGCATGTAATACCTCTCAAAAAATGCGCCGCGCGTCGCGGCAATGGTTGAAGCTGCAGGGCTCAGGCGGTGAGGCTGAGCCGATCAGTGCTGTAGTGGATCTTGTAGCGGGTGGTCACCATGCAGGCGTTGCCGTCGGCGCCGGCGAACACGGGGGCATTCGTGCCGACCTCCTCGACCAGGTAGATGCCGGGCGCGCCGAACTGCATGATGGCCGGGTGCGCCACTTCCATGACCTCGTCCGCCTCCTGATCGGGCGCGTCACCGCGCGAGACGACGCTGACGAGGATCTCGCAATGCCGCTCGGCGTCGTCGCCCAGGCTGTTGTCGATGTCCTCGGCGCCACGGTGGACGATCAGCACCGGACTTTCCTCGCGCCGAAATGCCACCGACATCGAGCGATCTACCCCGGCGGGGAACGCTGGAACCGCCTGCAGCCAAGCAATCAGGCCCTGGATGTAACTCTCGCGTGCGGTCATGGTTTGACCACCTCCAGCGCGGCGACGTAGAACGTGCCGTTGCCCTTTGCCGCAGGCGTCTGGCGAACCTTGTAGTCGATCCCATCGATCCGCAGCACGTAGCCGCGCTGCAGCTCGATGTCGGCGGCCTGGTACTCGATGCTGTAGTCGGTGGTGTGCACCATCCCGTCGAGCACCACCTGGTCGGGCCGGGAGAAGCCGACGTCGAATGGCACAGCCACGCCATTCAGTGGCTGGTAGACCGCCACGTTCAGCATGCCGGCATCCCTGAAGGCCGGCCAGAAGACAGAAGCATCGAAGACCATGGGATGGCTTAGACGATGACTGCGTCGATCTTGATCACCGCCGTGGCGGCGCCGTTGGCCTTGGCCTCGGCGGCGACGCCGACACGCGTGTTACCGGCCGCGGTGGTGGTGAGCCGGTGGTTCGCCGAGTCCCAGTACAGAATCGCGCCTTGGGCGGCCACGTCGGTGGCCAGCACCGGCAGCTCGAAGACGCCAGCCGTCTCGAACTCGCCCGATTCGCCAGCGGCGACGTCGGCGACGGCAACGCCGAAGATCTTACCGACCAGCATTGCCTGGCCGGCCAGGACTGCAGCGGCGGCCACGAGCGTCAGCGTGTGGCCTTTCTGGATGAAGTTTTGCATGTGGTTCCTATGAGATTGGAGATTTCGGAAAAGCGATCCGGCCAGCCGCAGCTGGCCGACCTTGCGAACGAGCCGCGCTTACGCGCCGGCGTTCTTATACATGCCGCGCCAATCGATCGCCTTGGCGCCGAACACGTGGCGGGCCTTGATCTGCAGGCCGTCGACCTCGAAGCCCTGCCGGGTCTCGGTGAACAGGCCTTGTTCGCCTTCCAGGTACGCGTACTCGATCGTGTCGACCAGCGCCGGGGTAGCCGACAGGTGCCACTCCTTGCCCTGGATGCGCGGGTCGACCACGACCTCCAGGCTGGTGTTGTAGTTCGGGTTGATGTCGCCCGCCTTGGCTGCCACGAAAGACGCCGAGGTGTACTTGTTCGCCGCGCTCTCGTTGTCCGGACCGACGATCAGGAACGACGGCGTCAGGTTGAGCACGCGGCCCTTGAGGCCGATCTGCTTGCGCATCGCGGCGCGACCGTCGCCGAGGGTCACATCGGTAATGGCGCCGGCCACAGCTGCCAGGTTGTCGTGGTCAGCGTGGAACAGGGCAGTGCCGTCCGACATGGCCGCAGCACCGGTCAGGATGCCGTAGACGATGTCGCCTTCGATTGCCGCCGCTTCCGCCGCCAGCGCCAGGGGAATGCGGTCGAACGCGCCCAGGTCGTCGTTGATGATCGTTTCCCAGGTCAGCGCCACGATGCCACCCCACTTGCCCAGCGAGTACTTCTCTGCCGAGTCGCCGAAGGTGATCATCTTGTATTCGCCGCCCTCCTTGATCTGCTTGAACGCAGCCGATTCGGACAGCTGGGTGCGCGCCACCTCGCGGAAGTCGGGCGCGGTGGACTCACGCGCCCAGCCGGTGAAAGTGCGCGGCTGGATGCCGTAGGCAGTGCGCAGCGTACGGTTCACGGTGCCGGCCAGGATCTGCGGGAAATCGCTGGTGGAGCTCATGCCCGCGCGGCCCATCATGTCGCGGTCCAGGTTCAGCGCCATCACCGCGATCTCGCGGCGCGACAGGCTCCGCGCGCTGCCGCCAGCCGCTTCGATCGACTCGCGAGCCATGTCCATCAAGGTCATGCCGCGGTACTGGCGGGCGGCATCCATGCGCTTGGTGTCGCTGCGGAAGGCGGCATTCGGGTTCGCGCGCAGGACGATGGCGTCGCCGATCGCGGCGCGGCGCATTTCGGTTTCATCGCTGACGGTCCGGATATCGGCGGCGCTGCGGGTCGGCGCGGCGGCGTCGCGCTTGGCTTTCTCGCGCAGCACGGCCATGCCGGCATCAGCTGCCGACATGTCGCGCTGGCCGATCAGCTGCTGGGCATATGCCTCGTCCAGGCCGCCGAGACGGACTGCCTCGCGGATGCCGGCCTGACGTGCTGCTTCTTGCGTTGCGCCTTCGGCGCGTGCTGCGTCGAGCTGCGCTTGGGTCGGAGCGTTCGACGACGCCGCCGGATTTCCTTGATCACCGGGCATGGTGTTTTCCTTTCTGGTTTGGGTGCCGGCGGCTGCCGGCGGGTGGTTGGAATCGATACTGCGGGTGGTGAACTTACAGGGGCTGAGGCGGCCTTCGGGCATCTTCGGCGGTGGCTGGTCGATGCTGCGCACGCCGGCATCGGCATCGGCGCCGATCGGCACGAGTGACACCTCGGTCGGCTCCCAATCGATCGCCAGGTAGGTCCAGGCGTCGCCCGGGTTGGCTGGCGGGATGCGCTCAAAGGCGTTCACCGTGTAGCCGACCGACACGTTGCCGATGATCTTATCGACCACGTCCTGGTAGTACGGCTCGACGTCGGTGCGCTTCGAGAACTCAGCAGAGGCGACGCCCTGGGCATCCTGCAGCTCTGCCGAGCGGATTACGCCAAGCACACTGCTGAGATCCCAGCGACTGTGCGTATTGAGCAGAGGTGCACGGCCGGACTGCAGCCGTCCCATACGCACGTGCTCGGGATCCAGACTCAGCACTTCGTTGTAATAGCGTTCGTTGTACCAGTCATAGCGGAGAACACCAGTGCCAGTGCTCCACACCAGGTCGACCATACGCGAGTCGGCATTCCCCGGCGTGATCGTCGCTTCGCGCGACATCAGCGGCATCTGCAGGGTCTGCGACTGTTCTTCAGGTTGCGGCATTGCTTACCTCATAAAAAAATGCCCCGCTCGGCGTGCGCCGGCGAGGCTGATATCGGGAAGGGGTTGCGCTCTACTGCTGGCCAATCATTTCTGCTGCGGTTGCGGCATCGATCAACCGCTGCGAAATCGCCGCATCGGAGTCGGTCAGGATGTCCAAAGCCTTGAGCTTCTTGCGCTCGGCCGCGATCTCGGCAAAGACCGTGTCAGGATCCTCGCCCATCTCGCGGATGGTCTCCGAGATGCTCTTCACCGTGCCACGGTGAGCCTCTTTCGCAGCCATCACGTCCTTCAGCGGATCGACCCACTGCAGCTTCGGCATGGTCCACTTCATCGCCGTCACCGGCTTGCGTGTCTTGCCAGCGAGCCGGGCCACTTCCTGGAAGCGACGCCCGATCGGCGCCAGCACCATCGGCTTCAGGGCCAACCACTGTTCGGCCTTGATCATTTGGCGGAACTCCACCAGGCCGGCCCGGTAGCTGCTGAAGTTGAAGTTCGACAGGTTGCCCGTCATCTGCGAGTACATCACGCCCGCGCCGGCCGCGATCGCGTGCAGCTGCGTCTCGGTGTAGTCGCCGTAGCCGCCGCTCGATGCCGGATTGCCGAATTCGACGCCTTCCGAGTTCGAGACGTACTTGATCATCCCGGGTGCGACCTTCTCGTTCACGGCACGCGAGGTCTGCTTCACCTCGCTTCCCATTCGCATCGACGTGTCGTCGGTGCGGACGAAGGCGACAAAGCATGACTCGATCTTCTTGCGCACCAGCTCGGCCTGTTCGTAATCCGCCAGGTCGCGCAGGCGCAGCAGCGAGACCGCCAGTTCGGACATGCCGCGCACCTGGCTGGGCCTACGCTTGCGGTAGTAGTGCAGCACCTCCGACGCGGGCACACGCTTGCTCTCGAGGCTGGCAAGCTGGTAGCTCGCCATCTCGCCCGGGTGCACGGGGAAAAGCCAATAAGCGACGCGCTGCCCGATCAGGTTGAACTCGACGCCGGCGATTGCGTAATTGCCGTTGGGTAGGGGCCCCATCTTGGTCGTATCGATGTGATCGGGCTCGAGCACCTGCAGCTGCAGCGGGACTTCGTAACCGTCGTCCGGCAAGCGCGACCGGAAACGGATGATCACCTCGCCGGCTTCGCGCCGCGTGCGGTGCGCCAGGTCGATCAACCCGTTGAAGTCCAGCTGGCCGTCGGCGTCGCAGTATTCGCACCAGTCATCCCACAACTGCTGGTCCGGCGCTTTGGCCACGATGCCGTCGCCGACCGTGTTGACGCACAGCGTCTCGATCGCCTTGGCGGCGTACTCGTTGTTGCGCACCACGTCCCGGCAGCGGTTGCGCACCCGGGACAGCGCCGGCGCGATCTCGACGTTTGCGCTGCCACCGTTGGCGATCCAGCCATCGGTCCGGCGGCCGACCTTCGCAGCGTCGTATCCGCGCATCAGCTCGAGCGCATTGCGCGCCTGGGCCCTGCGCACGCCCGCCATCGGGTTGATCATCCCGACAAGTTGGTCAATCAGGTTCATATCAGTCCCGGCTAAAAGTCATCAGCGCGCCCGGGCCACGATTCGACAGCGGGGAAGCGCCGAGCTGGCCGGAAGCGATCAACTCCGCACGAACGATGTTCCTGGCCTGGACCAGTTCGCCCACGCTGCGGTAGTCGACACGCTTGCCGTCGTAGCTGACCGAGGTCTGGCCGGACGCCATTGCTGCTTCGAGCGCGTTGAGTTGAGTGAGTGTGAATGCCATGTTCAGTCCAGCCAGTTATCAGTACCCGACAGCCACGTGCTTTCGGGGGGGGGTTCGTCTTGGGCCGCCGGTGCCGGCGGGGTCGCTACAGCCGGCGCAGGTATCGGCATCGGAGCCGGGGGCGCGTCACTAGGATCTGCTTCTGCCGGCGTCTCCTCGCCGGCCGGGGCGAGCGGCGCCGTGAACAGATCTCCGTTGACCGGTTCGATCATGCTCTCCAGCTGGGCCCAGTCGGCGTCGCGCATCGTGTCCAGCCGCAGCAGCGGGTGATACGCCGCGGCGAAGCCGTACACGAACAGGTCGATCACCTCGTTGCGGCGTCCAGGCAGCTTGCGCCACTGGGACTTGCCGGCGTCGTAGACCTCGGCCGTCAGCTGCTCGAAGTACTCGTCCGCCAGACCTGCAGGGAAGCGAATGAAACGGTCTTCCGGGACCGACTCCTCATCGGAGGCGATGTAGTTGAACAGCAGCGACTTCGCCGTGTCGGTGCCGACGTGCCACAGCTGCACGCCACTCTTGATGGTCCGGCCCTTGTGGTTCACGTCCATCGTGACTGGCCGGCCGATGACGGGCTTGCCGGCGGTCGATGCGCCCTTGACCGCGAACACGCCCGCGTGCCGATACAGCCGAGCGTAGTGGTAGACCTCGTGCGTGTGATGGCCGCCGGAGTCGATTGCACACGTCTGCACACGCATCGATACGCCGAAGCTGTTCACCAGAGGGCGTTCGCGCAACGTCGTCAGGCGCGTCCACACGTCCTCCTTGGCCGGGTCGCCATCGATGAGACCGTAGTCGATGACCCAGTGCTTCTTGTTGCGACCGAAGCCGAGCACCTGGTATTCCAGGCGATTGCCCTGCACGTCGACGGACATCACCAGCGCCAGGCAGCCCTTCGGGATCGAGCGCAGCGGGTAGTTCTCGCGTCGCTTCGCAATTTCGGCGCCCTTCACTTGGCCGCTCAGGTCTTCCCAGCACTCGGCCAGCTCGTTGTTCACGAAGGCCTTCAGCGCGACCGGGGCGCCCTTTGCAGCGACGAAGTCCGCCGCCAGTTCCGGCCATGGGCGCCAACCCAGCGGCGCGTACAGCGACGGCAGGTGGAAACTGGCTACACCCGGCTCGCCCTTGGCGGTCGGCTGCCAGTAGGCGCCCTCGTAGCCGCGCGTCTTCCACTCGGCCTCGGTGCTGAGCACGTCGCAGCACTCGCACAGGTAGCGCGCCTTCTCCGGCTCGCCCTCCGGCCACTTCATCTGCGGCCACTTGAAGAACTGGCGTGCCCCGCAGTCGGGGCACTGGACCATGTACTTCTGCTGGTCGCCGCGCAGGTAGTTGCGGTCGATCGGCGAGCTGCCGACGATGGTCGGCGTGCTGTTGCCGAAGATGCGCGCCTTGCGGCCAAAGTTGCTGGTCCGCTTTTTCGCCAGCGTCTCGGGCGCGCCCTGGTTGCCGATGTCGCCGGCATACTCGTCCATCTCCTCGAGCAGCACGTAGCGCATCGTCGAGGACTTCAGGCCGCCGGGCCGGTTCGCGCCGATGATCTGCAGGAACCCGCCCGGGAATTTCTTCCGGCGCTGCGTATTGTCGGAGCCCTTGACCTCCTTGTCGCGGATCCGCTTCTTCAGCTCCGGCGTCGAATCGCGCATCGGCTCGAAGCGCGACAGGTTCCACTTCTCGCCGTCCTCGACGGTGGCGAACACCGCCAAGATGTTGCCGGCCGCGGACGTGATCGAGTGGCCGATGAAGTTTTCACCGAGCGCCGAGCCGCCTAGCTGGTGGCCCTTCTTGAGGTAGATCTCCCGGTAGGGGCTGTCGGGCGACAGCGCATCCATGATGCCGACCAGGTAGGGCGTGCGGCTGTTGCGCCAGGGCCCCGGCTCTGGGCTGTCCGGCGGCAGCACGCGGTAGGTCTCCGCCCACTCGGCGATCGGGATCCGGCTGTCCGGCTTGATCGCATCGGTGAGGGACCGGATGAATTCGTCGACTGCACCCATTTACTCGTCCTGGTCCTGCAGCAGCTTGCCGACGTCGATGCCGGCCAGCGCCGCCGCGAGCGCTTCTTCGAGCAAGCGCTCGCACTGGTGCGGATCGTCGAGCGCCGCCAACTGGTCCTTCAGTCGGGCCGGCACGTTGAGCACCGAGTCGCGGATGCCACGGAACATCGTGAACGCGATTCGCTTCGCCTCGTCGACCGGGATCAGCTCGCCGGCCAGCTGCTTGTATTCGAGTTCCTGCTTGAGCGCGCTGAACTTCTCGCGCGCCGCCCGGTGCGTCCGGTACTCGCTGGTCGAGGCGTCGCCCTCGGCCTCGGCGCCGTCGACCAGGTCCGGGTCGGCGCTTACCCCGCTGCCTGGCGCAGCCGGAGAAACGGCACGTTTTTCAGGCTGGGCAATGCTGACAGGAGGGCGAAGCACTTCGCTGCTGTTGCGCCAGTCGCGGTCAGCCTGGTCCGATTCGATCTTCTTGTCAGCGGTGACCTTGATGTGGCCGGCCTCGATCGCCTTCTGCACCGCGCGGAGCGTGACCCCGGCGTGGCGCGAGTACTCTCGATAACCCATCAAAGCCATGTTGACTACCTTTCGTACTGACTACCGACTACTGACTACCGGCTGACTACCTCTTTAAAAGTCTGTGACGGCGTGGACATCGAGGCGCGAATTACCCTCGGGTGGGGATGCCTGGGGAGGACCCGGCGAAAACGTTGCATTAACGCAACCACTCGACCGGTTTAGTTGCATGATCGCAACACTGAGCCTCACCGGTCAGGGTCGGGCGGTGCTGACCGCATCGGTCCAGGCCCTGACCATGTTCGCCGCGTAGTTCGCCTCGATCGATGCGACCCCGACCTCGCTGAACTTGAAGCGCGGCTTGTAGACCGCCTCGGTAGCGAACACGAGCACCGGGACGAGCGTCTTGCCGACGCGTGAGTAGACGCCAGGCGGAAGCGCATGCCCCTTCGGGACGCCGATGAAGAGGCTCTTCTTTCCGCCCGACTTCTTCACGTCGGCGGCGATCCGTTTGATCTTCGCCTTGGTCAGGTTGCCGTACTGGTTCAGCTCGGCGCCATGACCAGGTAGCGCGACCTGCACCGGCCCGCCGGCTGCGAACACTTGCTCGAACGATTTGAACTCGCGCTTGCCGCCATCAGCCTCGGCCTCGAGGTACTTGGCCTGCACATCCTTGATGAACACGGACGCGGTGAGGTTCGCCTTCGTGGCGGCCGTGATCGCGACCGCGCGCTGGGTGAACGGCGTCGGTGCGTCGAACACCGAGAGAATGTGCTGCTCCTCCGCTGTCTTCGCCTGGCGGACCGTCATGGTCATCGCCCGGGCGATGGCGAACGGCGCCTGCTTCTGGCCCACGGCATCCAGCCGCTGTAGAAACTCGGGCAACCCCGCGATCCGTACGTTGGCCATATGCGCTCCTGGTGCAGACGCGTGCACGTCACCCACAACCCGCACGCCGCGTCCGTCCTGCTAGATGCTTGAGGTCGGATGCGCGGCGGGCTAAGATGCTCGTGCGGTACTTCGAATAAAAAGGCCCGGCGAACCGGGCAACAAACGAACGATCGTTGTATCCCCCGCTTTGCAGCGGATCGAGACAGGATCACCACCTTTCGTCGTTGAGAATAAAAAGCGCCGGCGCGGGACCGGCGAAAGCGCTGTGGAGCGCAGCGCGAAGAGACACGGTCAGAAAGCAAAAACCCCGCGTGGTCTGCACCAGGCGAGGTCTTTCGTATGCGATCGAAGCTGCGATTGGGACGGTGATTTATGACCTAGACGCAATTACTTCGAGAATGACGAAAATGTATCGCAGTTGGGACACTTGCGTCAATGCATTTCTTGAACAATGGAAATAACGCCGTGTTCTGCCAGATACGGTCCCAGCCGGGTGATCGCGTTCTCCTCCAGCTGGCGCACGTGGTTCTTCATCTTCAGCGCCGCCCTCAGGTAGGTGCGGTAGCTCCCGCCGAATTGCGCCTCCAGGTCGCGCGCGCTGATGTCGATCTTTTTGTGCCGCGCGAACATCCTCCCCAGCATGCAACAGATCACGAGCGGCTTCATCCTCGGGAACATCGGTGCGAACCATCGAGCCAGCCCATCGATCGCGGCAATGCGCTCAGCCGAGAAAGCGAAGCGCCGCCGCGGCTCGCCTGCCTCTGACGTATTCGGACCGTTGTTCACCAAGCTGCAGGCGCCCAACCGCTCCAGCGCAATCTGCGCCGCCCGCTCATTTGCTTCGGCCCTCGTCAGCTCGGCGCCGATATCGCGCACCGCATCGCGAGCAGCGTGATACTGGTCGTACGCCGACCCATGCACGCCGGGCGGCATGATGCGCTGCTGCGTCGACAGGTAGTGCTCGCGTGTCGCGTCCAGCTCGGCGCGCGCCTGCTTCATCTTCGCTTGCGCGGCCCGGACCTTCTCCTTTGCCTGCTCGAGCGCGGCGGCCACCTGTGTCCGACCCGGCTCGTCCTCGAGCACGTCCTCGTAGTCGGTCTCGCCGTACTTGGCCTGCAAAACCCAGCGCTCCGGATCCGGCAACTTGGTTGCCACGGCCTGCGTGATCATCACGCACTGCGCGCGGACCTCGTTCATGTCGAGCCCTCCGAAGTTGACCCTGCCCGACGACTCACCGCGCAGCTGATCCAGCCAGTGGCGCTGCGCCATGTCCAGGTTGATCGACTCCATCGAGCGAATCAACGCCTTGCGAAACGGCGCGTCCTGGCGGGCCGGCTGCGCCATCACCAGGAAGGCCACGTGCACGGCCTGTCCTGCATCCTCGAAAATCGGCTCCGCCGTCATCTCATGTACTGCTGCGCCCATCATTTCACCCCTTTCAGTTTTCCCCGCCGCTCTGTGGCGGCAATCTGTAGCTCACTCATCCTGCTCGCCCTCCGGCGCATTGAGCACATACGGAATCCCCCGCTCGTCCCACTGCACCCGCACCCTGGTGGGGATTGGCGTCCCGAACGTATGCCCGTTCTCCACGGCGTAAAACACCGGCTCGCCCTTCATCGCCCGCCTCAGCACCCCGTCGATTGATGCCGCCCCGAACACCTTGCGGTATTCGTCGACCAATGCCGCCGTGACCGGCATCTGCTCCCTCAAGCTACCTCGCTTCATCGCTCCCTCCTGCTGCTGTTCGTCCAACCTCGAAAAAGGTTGGCGGATAGGTTGGACGGCTAAAACCCGCATGGATACTGGCTTCGTCTAACCTCCTAACCTGTCTAACCTGTTTTTGATGTTTGCCAGAAGTGGAAAACCTGCCGGGACTACTCGCGCACGTATACGCGGGTGTGCGCGTCGCGTACGTGCGGGCGCATGTCGGTTGGCGAGGTTGGGAGGTTGGCGGGGCCAGTATCCATGCGGGTTCCAGCCGTCCAACCTCAAAAAAGACAGGTTGGACGGCCGGACGATGTTGGCCGGATTGACGCGTCGCGCACGCCGACGACAGCACCTTTTCCGCCTGCGCGAAACGCGCCCACGATCCCTGGTGAGTCGCCGGCGTGGCGCCGACTGGCTGGTTAGAACGGCAGCGGTTCACGGTCTTCCTCCACTGCCTCGGCCCCTTGCCCCGCTTCCGCTGCTGGGCGCTCGTAATACCAATCGCGGGCGCCGCTGGAGTCGCGCCGCTTGATCCAGCCCAGCTTGCGCATGATCGCCGCCACACGCATCGTTTCGGACTTCGCCGGGCCCATCTTCGAAAGCTCGATATGCAGCGCCCTGGTCAGCAGCTCGCGCGCCGTCACGCGTACGAGCTTGCCGGCCGCCATCGGCTTGCCTTCCGAGTCCATTCCTTCCAGGTACTCCCAGATCCGGCCGCGCCATGGGTCCGGGATCTCGCGGCTCTCCTGCATCGGGTCGATCAGGCGCCGCTGCTGCTCGTACGTCGGCCACCACTGGACGCCGGCATTCATCAGCGAGATCGCTTCGCCGAACAGCTGGTCACGGTCGGCAGTCAAGGCCGCAATGTCCAGCGTGCCCGTCTCCACCGGCCAGAAGCGCCGGTTGCCGGTCGTGTCCTTGAAGTAGGCGTCCTCGTTGGTCGTCGCCGCGAAGGCGCAGCGCCTGGGCACGTTCTTCATGCGCCGGCCGTAGGGCTCGCGGAACCGGTCGACCGTGCTCGACATGAAGGCCTTGATCGCCGTGACCTCGGAGCGGTTGAACTGCTCGAGCTCGGCCACCTCGTACAGCAGCACGCCCTGGATCGACAGGTAGCCGTCCTTCTCGCCCATGCGGAACGGCGTGTCGGCGAACCACTCGCCGCCCAGCACCTTCAAGGCGGTCGACTTGCCGCGACCCTGGCCGCCCTCGAACACGGGCGCGTGGTCGTTCTTGACGCCAGGACGATACCCTCGCACCACTATCCCGATCAGGAACAGCGTCGACACCAGGCGCATGTATTCCGAGTCCTCGGCGCCCCAATAGCGCGTGAGCGCAGTCGCGACCCGCGGCTCGCCGTCCCAAAGGTCGATGCAGCGGTCGAAGTACTCGATCACCGGATTGAATGTGTGCTTACGTGCCGCTTGCGCCACGCCGCGCTCGATGTCGCCTATCGACGCGAGCAGCAGGCCATGGTGCTTGGCCATATACATGCCGAGCTCGAAGTCATCCCCTTCAGTCCACTCCCCGGGCTCGCTGGACCAAGGCGTTTTCCTGCGCTTCACCTGCAGGCCCGAGAACTGGTCGAGCCCAACGAGGCCAATCAGGCGCTCGTCGTTTTCCATCACCAGGTACACATTCTCACGGCAGCCCTTGATGCCGCCGTTCGCGGTCGGGATCAGCATCGCGCGCAGCTGCTCGCGTGAACGGTTGCCCGCGCCAGCCGGAGGTGGGGGGGAAGTGCTTTCCAGCTGCACAGCCATCTGCTCGCCGACCCAGTCCGGCACATCGTCGAATGTCCCGGCGCCCGCCGGCATCGGGTCAATGCCAGCCGGCGCAGCCGGCGCGCTGCGCAGCTTCGCCGCCCATGAGATCACCTGCTCGGCGTCAGCACCGCCTGCAATCAGGTCCGCCACGTCCCAGCCGTCAGGCACCGCACCAGGTGCAGGGATGTCCACGAAGAACACATTACAGCCCTGGGCGCGCAGGATATCGGCGACCTTGTTCATCGCCACCATGCCAGGCTGCTCGTGCTCCGGCATGATCTGGCCGGCGCGCTCGTGCCCCTCCTTGTAGGTCTTGGCATCGGTGTCCGGCCATAGGATCACGTCCCGGTCGCGGATGCTCGACCAGTTGCTCTTGCCGACCGCCTTGCCGCCACCCGACCATGAAACAACCTCGAAGACATCGCCCACCGCCGCCACGGCGGCGTCGACGCACTTCTCGCCTTCGACCACCAGCAGCGGGAGGTCGGGCCGGCGCGGGCCGCGCAGGTACAAGGGGCGTGGTTCCGGAAACGCCATCCATCGCCATTCGGAGGCTCCCGTATTCGGATGCCGGGCGAACACGCAGGGCAGCACTTCCTTGCCCTTGCCATCCGACCGGACGAACCGGTAGATCACGCCGAGAAGGCGTCCCTCGGTGTCCCGGTACTCCCAGTGCGCCTCGGGCTTGCCGCGCACCACGTGGGCTCTCGGATAAGGTCCGGCATCACCTGGGACTGGCAGGATCGGGCTCCACGGCGTCCGATTTTTCTTCTCGGCCGGTGCTCCTACCCCTTTGTCCGCTTGCGCAGGCGCAGGATTAGGTGACGTTTTTGGCTTCGCCGGGATGGCGCGCGGCTTCGTCCCGCTGCGCGGGGCATCGGATTCGGTGAGCTGGACACCGAGTTTCTCGGCGAGCGCGGCGCAGGCCTGGCCCGGCCGCAGGTCGTGGATGTAGGCGTAGAGCGAGATCAGGTCGCCGCCGGCTGCGCCGTCGGAGAAGTCGGACCAAACCCCGGCTTTGTCACCGTTCAGGCGAATCCGGAGCGACTGGCCCTCTTCGCCGCCGCGTGAACCGATGCAGAACTCATTGCCGCCCTCGATCCGCCCCTTCGGAAACCACTCCTCGAGGAGCGATTGAATAGAGTTGAGCGCTGCGCGCCCAACTACCGAAAAATCGTCAAGCGTCACGCTGCTGCCTTCTCTCCGTGGGGAATGCACAGGTCCCCCATGCGGGACGGGATCTCGCGGTAATCGAGCGCCCCGGGCCTCATCACGGACGGCCGCGGCATATTGCGGGTAGAGAGCGGGCGCATCACGTAAGCGCTGGCCGGCGGCGCGACAACCGGCTCAGACATCGGCACGGCCCCCGCTGCGCCCAGAAACGCCAAGCCGCTGTCGGTGAGCACGAGCAGGTTCCCGCGCCTGAACGCAAGACGGAAGTGTGCGAGCGGCTTGATGACGATGCGGTCGAACTGGCCTTCTGACTCGGCCCAACCAGCCGCTGTCATGAAATCGGGTACGTTGATTTGTCCGCCTGCCTTATGTAACTCAACGAGCGCGAGGTAGGCGCGGCTGCCGGCGTTCGGACCCTTGCGTGGCGCGCTCATGCATCCTCCGCGCACGGGCGGGGCGTGTAGACTCGGAACATCAAGGCCATCAGTTCGCCAAGCACCTTGTGCATGCGCGCCGCGTTCGCCTCGAGCACGGCGCGCTCGCGTTTGTCGATCTGGTCGTCTGCCGTGAACGCCGTGTAGTCCCGCACCAGGTTGCCCCATTCGACCGTCAACTCGTTGAGCTTCCCCTGCAGGAGGTCGTTGTCCATCGAGAGGTCGGTCGGCAGTTTCAGGAAGGTCCCGCCGCTGGCCACGCAGACAGCCTCGGCGAAGTGGGTCGTTGCCGAGAATTTCTGCATCTGCAGGGCGGTCTCGACGAGGACGCCTTGCCCTTTGCGTTCATAGATGCGGTTCTCCAGGGCGTCGCGGCTCATGCCGAGCGCGCCCACCATCGCATCCCAGCCACCGGGGAATGCCCGGATCATCGCCAGATAAGATTGCCTAATGTCCACAACGGTCCCTTTTCTTGGTGGTTTGGTAATTCCTGATTTGCAATTAACATCGTCTTGTAGCAACTGATGCAGCTAATTAGTTTCCTTAATGCAACATTTGGGACATGTAAAACCTGGCCAAGTTGCAGCCGCCCCCGGCTCCTTGATGCGTTTTAGCTGTCTACCGTCGAGGCGTGCTTGTCTCGGCCACAGCGCGCGGTATGAAGTTCGAGGAGACGAGCACCAGTCGCAAACGACGGCTTTTTGCCGCGGGTGCCGTTCAGGAATGAATTGATCGTCGACTGACTGCAGGGCACCAAATCGGCTAAGGCCTGCTGCGTCAACCCAGTGGCGAGCAACTCGCGAGTGATTTTTTTAATGTCCATGCGACGCATTATTACATACGTATTGAAGCGTAACAATACCTTTGTAATGAGGAAAATTATTACAATCGTGATATGAATACACTTAGAGAGCGCCTGATTTGGGCCCGAGCCCAGAAAGCTGATCGAGACGGAACCGAGTTCACCCAAACTGATCTCGCAGCAAAGGCTGGCGTTACTCAAGGCAGTATCGCCCACTTAGAATCAGGCCGCACACAGACTTCCAGGAAGATTGCTGCGATAGCTGAAGCCTTAGGTGTGGATGTCAACTGGCTCAGCCAAGGAAAAGGAGACCCGTTCAGCAAACCTGCCTCGCCTGACCGTTTGTCGGAGCTCCCCGGTGTAAAGCGCGTGTTCCTTGCAGGTGAAGATCATCCGGGGCGGACGAAGATTCAGAAGGTAAAGCTAAAGTTGTCCGCTGGTATAACAGGCTTTCAGGTCGAACCCGATCAACGAGACGGTGGGATGTGGGATTTGCCTACCCGCTGGGTACAAAAAACTGGGTACAGCCCTGAAAAGCTCCTTGCTATCGACGTCAAAGGTGAAAGCATGGAACCTTCTTTGTACGACGGCGACCTGGTCGTAATTAACACCGCTGACACCAAGCCGGTCAGTGGGTATGTTTATGCCGTTAATTATGAAGGCGAAGCCGTCATCAAACGACTGATCCGTGAGGGCGGGCAGTGGTACTTGGCTTCGGACAATCCTGCGCCGAAGTTTGGCCGCCGGGCTTGTCGTGGGTCCGAATGCATCATTGTTGGTCGCGTCGTCCGCAGAGAAACCGATCAGATTTGATACCCAGTCTCGCTTTGGAGCACGGCTCTAAAATAATCGATTAACAACATGCCCCGCTTGAGGGGCATGTCTTTTCCCAAATTCATTACAAATGTATTGAACTCGAATAGTACGTATGTAATAATCGGTGCAAGCTCAGCTACCCGCTAAGGCATCCGATGAAAAAGTTCCAGATCACTGCACGTACTGCCGCTAGCTGTATCCACTACAGCGCGCTTGCTTTCTCCAGCTTTGACGCCGCGCTGGCGGCCGCTGACCTGTTCGGCGACGAACCCTGCAGCATTTCCGTTAAGCCCCTGAAGGTGTCGCGATGACTTCAGTGACCCGCACCCGCGCGCCGAACTCCCGCGCGCGCACGACCCAGCTGGGCACGGGGGAACTGCACCAGGTACTCGAGGACGCACGAGACCGCGCGGCACTGGCGCAGTTTTGCAGTGCACACGTCTGCACTTCTCAGGATGTGTCGGAAGACGGCAGGCGTCTCCACATGCCGCGCGTGCTCCAGCTGATGCGCGACCGCGGTTATCAGGTCTCGGAGCCCGCGAAGTCCCAGCTGCAGCCGAAAGCGAAGCAAGGGTTCACCGCCTGGCTCGTCCACATTCGCACGCCGCGCATCACGGTCCAGTGTGCCGAGCTGGCGGCGGTCGAATTCGACATTGGCTTCTATACCTCGAACAACCGCTGACCGGAGGGCGCAATGGCCGATGTCAAATCGAAAAGTTGCCTCGAAATCTTCCAGACACGGGTGATTGACCCTGTCGACAAGGATCTAGCGATCGGCGACCCGCGCAGCACCGAATATCGCAACGGCATGCTCGACGCGTACGCGCATCGCGAACTGCGCATCCCGATCCCAAGACCCCTTCGCTACAAGCTTGGGACCTCCCAGGCCGACGCCTACTTCGCCGGGAATGAGCGCGGTCATGCCCTGTGGCGGCGCCTTCATCTGGCCGACTCGAAAGCTAATACCCCATCCCACCTTCAACCAGGAGCAACCATGAGCACTATTCAGACCATCCGCCCTAGCTCAATCAAGCATCTGTGCGTCAACTGCCGCCATATCAAAGAGGGAGACAAATGCATGCCATCGCTGTGCGCCGCGCCATCGGTAATGAAGACCTTCTCTTTGGTCAGCGGGCGCCAGGTCGGGCCGTACTGCGGCGATCAGCGCAGCGATCGCGGTGAATGCACGCCTGCAGGTCTGCTATTCGAGCGGGCCCCCCAGGCGTACGCACGCGAGCCTTATTCCCGTGATGCCTCCGCTATCGATTCGCCGGCCGTGCGTACGGATTCGGACAACGCCTCGAGCGCCGGCGCGATGCGGTGACTGAGCATTGAGGCGTGGTAGTCCTTGGATGCGGCATCCATGAAAGCAACGACAAGCTGCGGGAATTTAGCGGCAGATCCTTTCCCAAGAACTTCATCGACCGATGCCACTGCCGCGCGCAGATAGCCGTGTGCCGTCCTCTCGGCACTGGACATCAGGTCTTTATAGCTCACGCCACGCTCATCCATTTCGATCCCTTTATCAAATCAGAAATATTACACCTACTGGAGCAACCATGAGCAGCACCGCCCTAGCAGTGGCCGACCAGGCCGACACCATAATCGCCGACGAGCTCGTGAACGACGACGGCATCTATGGCCTGTACGAGCTCGCCAGGATGCGCGCCTCGCCGGACAACCGGAAGCGCTTCAACGAGCAGGCCCTGCAAGAGCTGGCGGCCAGCATCAAGGCGATGGGTGTCGCTCAAGCCATCCTGATCCGTCCAGTAACGCCGACACCGGATGCCCCCGCAGAATACGAGATCGTCGCCGGCGAGCGCCGGTTCCGCGCGTCGAAGATCGCCGGCAAGACCCACATCCCGGCACTGTGCCGCAAGCTCAGCGACCTGGACGCCGCCAAGATCAGGATCCTCGAGAACCTGCAGCGCGAGGACCCTCACCCGATGGAGGAGGCCGAGGGCTATCAGCTGCTCATGCTGCAGCACGGCTTCACGGCCGACCAGCTGGTCGACGAGGTCAAGAAGAGCCGGGCCTACATCTACGCGCGCCTGAAGCTGTGTTCGCTGACGCCGGCGGTGCGAGAGCAATTCCTCGACAACAAGCTGTCAGCGTCGACGGCGCTGCTGGTGGCGCGCATCCCTGTGCCGGCGCTGCAGGTCAAGGCTTCGCAGGAGATCATGAACCGGTACGGCACTGGCGTGCCCATGTCGGCCCGCGACGCGGCGAGCCACATCCAGGGCCGCTACATGCTGAAGCTGAGCACGGCGGTGTTCTCTATCACCGATGCCAAGCTACTGGCCACGGCCGGCGCCTGCACGAAGTGCCCCAAGCTCACCGGAAATCAGCCGGAGGTCTTTGAGGGGATCGACGCAAACGTCTGCACCGATCCGGACTGCTTCTCGGAGAAGCGTGCCGCCCATGGTGCGGCCCTGCTCGTCCAGGCTAACAAGCAAGGTATCCCCGTGCTCGATGGCGACGAAGCCGCACAGACCCTGTCGCGCCGCTACAGCCAGGACAGCGAGCTGGTGACTGCCGACATGAATCTTTGGTACTTCAAGCGTAATGCGCCGTCGACCCAGAACAACGGCTACGTCAATGACTTCCTGCGCGGCTCTGCCCTGCCGCCTGTTGCGAGCTATGTGAAGAGGGACGATGGCAGTCTGACCCCACTCTACAAACGATCCGACGTGCAGGCTGCGCTCGAAGCCTGCGAGGCTTGCGAAACGGTCGAAGCGCACACCGAACGCATGGCCGAGGTCAAAGCGGCGGACCCCGCAGGGACCGCAAAAGAGGAAGCTGAGCAGGAAAAGGCCCAGGCGCGTCAAGCGCTTATCGATCGGGAAAACACCTACCGGCTTGCGCTGTACAAGCAGCTGCGCCAACGCGCGAGCGTGGGCGCCCGCGGCCTATCGTCCCTGCGCGAGTTCGTCAAGGCTGTCGCCGAGGAGAACTGCCTTGAGGCGTCCCTGCACGACCTCTACGAGTCGGACGTCAGCACGGACCTCGACCAATACATCGACACCGCCGATGCCGGTGTGCTGCAGCTGCTCCTGATCGACCTGGTGCTCGGCCACCACCTGAAACTTCACTGGTATGACCTCAGGAACGACGGCAGTGTCGACGAGGAAGGCGGCTTTGCTACTGTCGTGGCGATGGCCCGCCATGAGGGCGTCGACGTCGACGCGGTTCGGGCCGAGGTCTTCCCGCCGACAGCACCGGCAGTAGCCGACGAACCCGCGCCGCCGATCGAAACGCCGGCTGCGCCCGAGCAGGCGCGAAGAGACGATGGCGCTGGTGCGGTCCTCGTCCGCTATCGAAATCCGGCCGACGCAACGCAAACCTGGACTGGCCGTGGCCGACAGCCGAAGTGGGTTAGCGATTGGGTCGGAAACGGCAAGTCGCTGGACGCCTTGCGAGTTGACACCGCGACGTCGGCCGACCAGGTCGACGACAAGCAGCCGCCCGAGGCAACGCCGATAGCGTCCGACCAGGTCGACGCCAAGCATCTGGCCGAGGTAACGACGGCCGACAACGATGTGCAGACGCCTGCACTCGACAAGAAAACCAAAGCGAAAGCCGCCGCCAAAGCCAGCTCGGGCAAAAAGCCCGCGGCGCCGGCGTCGTCGAAAAAGCCCGCAACGACCGCGTCGACGTCTCGCCCGAAAGCTAAGGCGGCGTGATGAGCCTGAGTCAACCGACCATCAGCGCGATCGTCTCGGCGCTGCTTCACGAGCGCGAGAACCTCAAGGCCGACCTAGCGTTTTGGAGTTTGCGTGCCAGCCGCGTTGGCAAGACTCACTGTCAGCAGATTAACCAGTCCCTTCAGGACAACGCCACAGCGCTGACCGAGCTCGCGAACGGCATGGCACCTTGGCTTAAACAACACCCCCAATACGGCTTTATCACCAAATCGAAAACGGCTTTATCACCAAATCGAAAGACACCGCATGAACTCGCTCACTCAATTTCTGCACGCTCCCCTGACTCGCCTCGCCGAGGTCTTCGCCAACATCATTAAGCCGTTCAAGCGCCTGCAGGCGCCGATCGCCGTCGACGCGCGGCCCGGGCACTGCGGCAACATCCTGACCCTGGTCGCGCACCTGTGCGACATGGACGACGACATGCAGCTGTACGTCCTGCGCTGGCTGGCGTACCCGTTGCGCAACCCGGGCGCGAAGATGTCGACCGCACTCGTGTTCAATGGCGGCCAAGGGTCGGGCAAAGGCCTGTTCTTCACCCACGTGGCCGCCGCCCTGTTTGAGGACAACGCAGCAAAGATCCGCCCCAACGACTTGTACAGTAAGTTCAACTACTGGGCCGTAGGCGCCAACCTGGTTGTGGTCGACGGTGACTATGCTCCGCGGCACCTGGAGCGCATGAAGGCATTCCATGCCGCCGAGTCCTTCGAGATCACACTCAAGGGCCACGCTCCTCGCACCGTCGTCAATCGCCTGAACTTCGTCTATTTGTCGAATCGTGACGACTTCCTGCCGGCGGACACCGGCAACCGCCGCTTCATCGTCGTCGAGGTGCCGCCGGCACGCTCGCGCGGCTTCTATCAAGCGATCGCGTATGAGATCGCCAACGGCGGCCTGGACGCCTTCCGAGACTACCTGATGCGCGGCCTCGATATGGGCAACTTCAACGAGAGCACGCTGCCGCCGTCGACGTCGGCGCCGCGCGATGGCCGGAGGTCGGCATGACGGGTCCCGTCGACGCCGACCAGGTCGAGCCGCTTGACCCAGATGCCTACAAACACCAGGCGCGGCTGCTGAAGTCCGCCCACTGTGCCCGCCCCGTTGTGCACCAAGGCCTGCACCAGTTCATCAATGGGTTGACCCTCTACCACGACGGCGGCCGGGTCGCGATGATCGTCTACCTGACCGGGAAGAACGGAGGAATCGACAGCTCGGAAATTCAGATCAAATCAGAAAAGGAAAAGGCATGAGAACCCACGACCAATGCTGCAGGCACGATTGCGCCCAGAGGCGTGTGTGCCCGCGCCACGCCGAGCGCCGGGGCGGGCCTTCTGTGCTTCGGGGCTTCTTCGGGTGGCTGATACAAGAGAAGCGCAACGCGTTCGACAGACGCGCCCGTGTGGACATGGGCGGCCTGTCTGCAATGAACAGCAGCCCGAGCGAAGAGGAAGCACAGAACATCGGCACGCCGGAGTTCCACCGCTTGTTACAAAAGGTTTGCGAGGTCGAGACGGTATTGGCCGCAGCAGGCGCTACCTCCGCCGTCTACGAGGCGTTTGAAAGTGCATCCAACGCCCGCAAGGCCCTGATCGCCTACGTCGACGGCAAGCTCATACATGGCCACCAGAGTGCACCGGCGCAGTTGCTACAAGCGCTGCGGGACGGCATCCCCCTGCAGGAGCCCGTCTTCATCGGCAAGGCGCTGCTGGCCCAGCTCGAGGCGCATGTGGTCTTGGACGCCGGCACCGGACCGGTTGCTGCCGTGCACCTGGTGAATATCGGCTTGACCGGCTGGATCCACACTAAGGAAACGGCCGAGGCCTACGCAAAAGGATATAACACCGCGCTCAAGCAGTACCGCGCAACCTTGCTGGAGCTTGCCAATGAGGATCTGGGAGCAGCGTCCCCGCACAGCTCGGTCACGCGCACCCCGTCGAGATGCGTAGGGTGTTGTCAACCACAGGGCCAACCGCACAAGGGTGGGTGTGTATACCAGACATTTACCACTGGCGCGAGCGCCGCGCCCTCGTCGGGACAGATTGATGAGTGATACATTTCTGACCAGGGAAGACGTGCGCGTGTTGACGGACCGCGCTCATCGTAACGCGCAAATACAGGCGCTGAAGAATATGGGAGTCCCTTTCTTCGTAAATGCGACAGGGTGGCCTGTAGTAGCCCGCACCGCGATCGAAGGTCGCTCGGGCGCGCCGGTAGTTGCAGAGACGAAGAAGGGATGGGTCCCGCGAGTTTTGATGGCAGGATGAAATGGGCCGAGCGCCGAGCAGGAATTTGAACTTACCATCGGGCATGCGTGCGCGCCATCGCCCGTCGGGAACGCATTACTACGTCGAAGTGATCGAGGGCGGCAAGCGTCTCGAAAAGCCTGTCGGTAAGGACTATACGGAGGCGGTGCGCCAGTGGGCTGAATTGAACAAGATGCCGACCGCCGGCAAGTCCATTACCTTCCGTCGTGCGGCCGAGCGCTACATGCGGGACAAGCTGCCCGGGAAGGCTCCTCGCACGCAAAAGGACAATCTCGAAGAGCTGGCCATGCTTTACAAGTTCTTCGATGACCCGCCCGCCATCTTGGATGAGATCGAGCCCATGCACATTCGCCAGTATCTTGACTGGCGCATTGAGTGGACCGTTGAAAAGAAAACGAAAGAGAACGAGAAGCGGCTTAAGGCCAGGAAGGATCCGCTGCCGGTGCCTGCCAATGCCGGCCACGTGCGCGCGAACCGCGAGAAGGCCCTGTTCTCACACATCTGGAACTACGCCCGCGAGAAAGGCCTGACGAAGCTCGCGAACCCCTGTGCCGGCGTCAAAGGTCATAAGGAGACCGGGCGCGACGTCTACGTTGAAGACCAGGTCTACCTTGCTGTGCACGTGGCCGCCGAGGACTGGCTGCAGGACCTGATGGACCTGGCCTACCTGGTGGGCCAGCGTCCGGCGGACTCGCTCAAGATCGGTAGGACCGATGTCAAGGAAGGAGCCGTATGGGTCGAACAGAACAAGACCGGGACGAAGCTGCGGGTGGCGATCGAGGGCCAGTTGGAAGTCGTAATCAACCGCATACTGGCCCGAAACGCTACAGAGAAAGTCACGAGCCTGCGATTAATACCGAAGAGCTACAGCCAGTTCCGCAATGCGTTCGACCGAGCGCGCACTAAAGCTGCCGAGCAGCGCCCGGAGCTGGCCGCTGAGATTCGGGAATTTCAATTCCGCGACCTGCGCGCCAAGGCCGGAACAGACAAAGAGGAGCAACAAGGCATGGAGGCGGCGCAGAGCCAGCTGGGCCACGCTTCACCAACGATGACCAGGCAATATGTTCGTCATCGTAAAGGGAAGTTGGTTAAGCCAACAAAATAAGGTTATTGCGCAATTTGTACGCCTGGAATGTTAGATAAATCGGCAACGGCAGCTTTAGGGACGAATATAGTTGTTTGAAAAAAATCGCACTCCTCTACTGTGCAATTTTTCAGGACAGTCAACCCAGCTATAAATATGTGATCCGGCAAAGGAATTATATGTCCACATTCGTGAAAACGACAGTTTTCAAAAGTTCCACCTAACAAAACGATGGCGCCGGGACCAGCAAATCTGCACTTTTTAAACTGCTTATTCTTATGTAACTGCTGGCCGGGAACCTGCAGAGCGTGAACTGGGATTATCAGGTTTTCGAAACTATGCAGTAGAGGGTTTATTTCATGCGGTTTTGCCGACAGAGCGTTTGCTAAATTCGCGTTCGCAGTTGCCCTTTGGGCATTGCTGACCAGAAAAAAAATCAACGCTACTATCAATGAGCTTAACAGGCCAATACCGAACCATACTAGCGCCCCGGTCGCTCTGAAAATCTCAGAACCTCTTGCAAGGACACCAGCAGTAGTGCCGCCGCCGATAACGACAAGCAGAGTAAAGAGCTTCCAAGCCACGTTCGCTGCAGTAACAGATACTCGCAAGTATTCAAGTATTTTCTTCAAAACACTGCTCACTTTCAAAGCATCTGGCCCGACTATAGCCTGCACGCCGAATTATTATTTGCGGAACTCGCACTATTTTGCGGAACCGGGACGTTCGCAAAAACTGGCGCAAGTCTTTGATTTTATTGGTGGGCCTCCCGTGAGTCGAACACGGCACCAACGGATTATGAGTCCGCTGCTCTAACCAGGCATGAGCTAGAGGCCCGAAACTGGTACATCCGAAGACGCTAAAAACTCGCCACTTGCGGTCCACAGGCTGGCGCCTGAATGGCCGAAGTGGCGAGAGGATATTGTGTTAGCGTGGGTCCGTCAAGCCTCAGCCGCCGCTGCCTTCCAGGAAGCTCTTCAGCTTGTCGGAACGCGACGGGTGGCGCAGCTTGCGCA